ATGGAGATGATGTGATGGGAAAAGTTGAAATACTTTCCACACCATCAGGAAATATATTAAAAGAATTAATGAAAAATAACATTCGTTTAGGTATATCTTCGAGAGGATTAGGTTCTGTAAAAGAATTGAAAGATGGAACTGTAATGGTTCAGGAAGATTTTGAGTTGGTAGGTTGGGATTTTGTTTCAAATCCTTCTACGCATGGAGCTTTTATGGCACCTGTAAACGAATCAGTACAATGGAAACAAATTGCAGATGAGTGCGGAAAATGGTGTAAGTCACAAGATTTAATGAGAGAAATAATAATTGAACTTAATTAATATGGTAAAGTTAATAAATTTTGTACCGGTCAAAAATATTCAAAAAGAAGCATTAGATGATATGGATACCGCTTTGCCAGGCAAAGTTGAAAGGTTTTTAGATAGAGCACTGCAAGTCATTAAATCCTATAATTTATCACGAAGAAAGGAGCAATATGTAATTGCAAAATTAATTGATGCATTAGGAATGACGCCTTCAGATTTACAACAAGCAGTTCAGAAATTAAAAAGAAATAAAATTGTAAAAAGATAATTATGATACGTTTAAAACATATATTAAAAGAGACTGAGGAGTTTCACCAACTACCTTCTGAATTAAAGAAACATTTTTTGGAAATCATTTCCACTTATGGTCAACATAGAGAGGGTATGAGTAGAAAATCTGATATTAGACAAGTCGCAGAAACACTTGGTGCAATAGCAGATGCTGCACAAGAATATACTTTGAGAGAGGGTGGTGATTGGTTTGATAGGGTAACTATTAAAAGAAATATGAAGGAATTAAAATATTTACAAGAAAAATTTGAAAAAGAAGCAGTTGAAGCAAAATCTCAAGAACAAAGATTAGAAGCCCTTTACGAAGATATGGGTCATGTATTAGGTAGATATTTTGAAATTGCAGATATTACAGAAGAACAAATGGCAGAAAGACTAGGAATCAAATGAGACTATCAGATTTTATAAAGGAAGAATATAAAACCAAAAAAAAAGTTGATAATAAAAAAAATATCAACGAAGGTATTTTTGGTATAGTGTTAGCACCTTTAGCAATTTATTATATTTCAAAGTGGTTAGCAAATATTTTTGAAAATATTGCTGATTATATGGATGGTAATAACAGTAAGTTAATAGATGCACAAAAAAAGATAGTGAATAAAATTGATAGCGATGCTCTTGCTAATAAAATTAATGCAGCATACGCAAGAGGTGCAAGTCCAGCAACACTTGCACAAATCTATGTTTCACATTCTACGATACAAGCTGAAATAAAAAAATTTAAAAACGATAAAAAAGTTCAAGAAGCTGGTGGAATAGAAGCATTAGAAGCAGAGTTAAAAAAAACAATGACAAATGCTTACGGTGATGCTGACTTGCAAAAAAAATCTGTGAAAGATTTAGAAAAACAATTAAAATAAAAAAATAGGTTTATGTCTTTAAAAATAGAAGCTCTTAGAGCAAAATACAAAGCACAACGATTAGAGGCTTTAGCAACGATACAAATTTATATGGAAAACGCAGCTGGTATTGGTGAACATCCACAAATCATAGAGGAAATGGATAAATTAGTAAAATCATTAGCAGAAGCAAACGATTGTTTGGAAGCCCTCAATGAAATAGAAAAGTTATAGTAAAAATTATGTTAATTACTAATGTTAAAGGTGGTAATATTGAATTCGCACTTAAAGATTACAAAAAGAAAATTCAATCTACAAAGCAAATAGAGCAATTGAGAGAAAGACAGACCTATACAAAACCATCAGTTAAAAATCGTTTAAAGATGGAGGAAGCTAAAAGAAAAAATAAATTTTTATATTAATTCTTTAGTTTTCTAAAAAAAATTGATATATATTATCAAATATCCCATTCTATATGGGATTTATTATTGAAACACAGTTGGTTAATGAATACCCTTCTCTATAAGGAGTGACCGAACAACCGACAATTACATATTGGAGTTTCCTTACCGAATAACTTCACAACAAATTTAAGGAGAAAAACAATGGCAAATTCAAAATTATTGAAAGAAGCAATTGCCGATGCTAAAGCTGTAAAAGAAACTGCATTAGCTAACGCAAAACTCGCACTTGAAGAAGCATTTACTCCCAGACTCCAATCTATCTTATCTCAAAAGTTAAGAGCAGAAGCAGAAGATGAGGAAAAAGATGCAGAAAAAGTTGACGAGGAATTAGATTCTTCAAACATTGGTTCTTCAACTTCTAATCCTAAATTAGACGCACATACTGAATTCGAAGGTGGTTCTACAAAAACTGCTTCAGGTGAGCCAGGAGCTCAAATGGCAGATTATAAAAAAGTAGCAGACATTAACGAAGAAGAAGGTATGGATGACGAAAAAGAAAAGCAAGACGAAATTGCTCAACTTAAAGCTAGATTAGCAGAATTAGAAATGGGAGACGATAATAAAGAAGAAAAAGATGAAATGTATCACGATGAAGAAAAGCCTAAAGAAGAAATGATGGGTGATGACGAAATGGGTGATGATGAAGAGTACGATGTTACCGGTGAGGAAGAAGAAGAAACCGAAGAAGATGACATGGACTTAGAAGCAATTATCAGAGAGTTAGAAGCTCAACTTTCCGAAGAGGACGATTCAAATGATGAAAAAGAAGAAGGTATGTACGAAGAAGAGGAATCAGATGAGAAAAAAGAAAAAGCTGACGAAAGCTATTCAGATGGTTCTGACGCTGGTACAGACAAAGGTGAAGACCCTAAAGTAGTCACCAACGAAGAGGAAGATAAGAAAGATGACGAAGAGAAAAACGAAGTTATCGACTTAGAAGAAATCTTACGTGAAATGGAAGCGGATATGAAAAAAGATGATGACAAAGAAAAAGTTGATGAGGAAGAAGATAAAGAAGAGAAAGAGAAAGAGCTTAAAGAAGCTTACAAAACTATCAAATCTTTACAAAAAACTATCAATGAAGTTAATTTGTTAAATGCTAAATTATTATTCGCTAACAAATTATTCAGAGCTCATAACATGACTAACGAACAGAAAGTTAAAGTTATTGAAACTTTGGATAGAACAAAATCAGTTAGAGAAGTTAAATTGGTTTACTCTACATTAGCAGAGAATTTCAAATATTCTTCATCTAACAAAGTTGCTAAAAAATCAATTTCAGAAGGAATTGCTAGTAAAGTAGTAAAATCTACAAAGCCAGCAGCAGCAAAGCAAGTAATTGCAGAATCTGCAGATTTTTCTGAAAGATTTAAAAAATTAGCAGGAATTATTAAATAATTAACAAAATAAATTAATTAAAATGGACTTAAAACAAATTATGTCAGGCAAAAACCCACAATCAGTAGTGCTTGAGCAAACTAGAGGTTTGAAAGCAAAGTGGGAGAAGACTGGATTACTCGAAGGAGCAGGTTCAGAAACTTCTAAGCATGGTATGGCAGTAATGCTTGAAAACCAGGCTAAACAATTACTTGATGAAGCAACCAGAACTGGTACTTCAGCAGGTTCTGAAGAGTGGGCTGGTGTAGCTCTTCCATTGGTTAGACGTATCTTTGGTGGTATTGCATCAAAAGAATTCGTTTCTGTACAACCAATGAACTTACCTTCAGGTTTGATTTTCTATATGGATTTCAAATATGGTACAAACCCAGCAGGTAACCCAGATTTCACAGGTTCTTCATTATTCGGAACTGGTGGAACTTTTGGTAAAGATTCTTTATCTCCAGCAGGTAACAAATTGGGTTCTACTCAAACAGCTGAAGGTGGTCTTTACGGAGCAGGTAGATTTGGATATTCTATTAACAACACAACATCAAATATTATCGCTACATTTGCATCAGCATCTTTAGCAGATATTGATTTTGATTTAAGTAATTCAACAGTTTCTGCATCTTTTGCAGCTAACACATTGAAAAAAGTTGTTGTAGCATTACCATCTGATGCAGATTTTCAAGGTATCAGAGCATTCGAACCAACTGCACAAACTGGTTCTGTAACTTTCTTCCCTCAGTATACTACTAAGAATGGTTCAAATGCTGAATTTGTTGCAACTGCAACAGGTTTAACAAACTTAGCTACACTTGGTGTATCTTTGGCATATCACAAACAACCTACTTCAATTTCAAGAGGTGATTTCGAAGATAGAGGTGATAACTTAGCAATTCCAGAAATTGAATTGGAATTGAAATCTGAGCCAATCGTTGCAAAAACTCGTAAGTTGAAAGCAATTTGGACTCCAGAATTAGCACAGGACCTGAATGCGTACCATTCAGTAGATGCTGAAGCTGAATTAACTCAGATGTTATCTGAATATATCTCTTTAGAGATTGATTTAGAAATTCTTGAGATGTTACAGCAAAATGCATTCACAACTGAGCATTGGTCTGCAAGAATTGGATATGAGTATAATGGTTCTAGTTTCTCAATTGATTCAAATTCAGCAGCTGCATCTGCATACCAAAAATCAACTTGGTTCCAAACTTTAGGTATCAAATTACAAAAGGTATCTAATAAGATTCACCAATTGACTATGAGAGGTGGTGCAAACTTTATAGTTGTATCTCCAAACGTAGCTACAATATTAGAATCAATGAATGGTTTTAATTCAAATCCAGGTAAAGATGCGCTTCAGTTCGCTGCAGGTGTATCAAATATTGGTACTATTTCAAACAGATATGATGTTTACAAAAACCCATATATGATTGATAACGTAATTTTAATGGGCTTCAAAGGTTCTAACTTCTTCGAGACTGGAGCAGTATACGCACCTTATGTACCATTGATTATGACTCCATTAGTTTATGACCCAACTAACTTTACTCCACGTAGAGGTGTAATGACTAGATACGCTAAGAAAATCGTAAGACCAGAGTTTTACGGTAAAGTTATCGTTGACGGATTAGAGCAACTCTAATTTTGAGTGTTTAGGTAAGTTTTAGACTTAAAATAAAAGAGGGGTGAGAAATCACTCCTCTTTTTTTATTTCTATATTTATAGTAGTATAACTCTATAAATTTATAATAATGTCTGTAAACACATTTTGGTCAGGTTCAACTCTAAACAATTTTTTATCAGCATCTGCTTCTTTAGAAGCAACGCCTTTCGGTATTTATGATAGTGATACTGAATTTAAGGCAGATGCACCTAAAACTGCAGTATGGGTTGCAAAAAGATTGGGATATCCAATCGTAAATATTGAATTGGATAATCAACAAATTTGGGCATGTTTTGAAGAATCTGTTTCGGAATACTCATCTCAAGTAAATCAATTTAATTTAAGAAATAACCTTGATATTTTAAAAGGGCAACCTAAACAATCAGCAGGCGGTAGGGATAATTATTCCCAAACACTTGTTGAGGGGTCATTTTTACCTACAACAATTCGCATGTCTCAACAATATGGAACTTTAGCAGGTGTTGGTGGTAATACATCAATTAATAAAGGTTATGTAAATTTATCATCTTCAGTACAAATATATGATTTATTGACGGAGGGATATAACACAATTACAAGCGGTTCGATATCGGCTTCATTAAATACAACATCATCGACTATAGATGTGGTAAAGGTATATCACGAAGCAGTGCCAGCAATTACTCGTTTCTTTGACCCTTATTCAGTAGGTGCACAGGGTACATTAAATTTAATTTCAGAATTGGGATTCGGTAACTATTCTCCAGCAGCACAATTTTTATTGATGCCGTTGTATGAGGATGTATTAAGAATGCAACAAATTGAATTTAATGACCATATTCGCAAATCGGCACATACATTTAATATTGTAAATAATAAATTGGAAATATTCCCTGTACCGACAATAGATTCACCAAGCCGTATATACTTTGAGTATATAAAAAGAGATGAATTTGAACACAATTCACAAATTGTAAAAACTACAGCAATTTCTGATTATTCGGATGTTCCGTATGATTTTATTCAATATTCAAATATAAATGATGTAGGTAGACAATGGATTAGAAAATACACATTAGCATTAGCGAAAGAATTATTAGGAGCAATAAGAGAAAAATATTCATCAGTCCCAATTCCAGATGGTGATGTACAATTAGATGGTGCAGCATTAAGAAGTGAAGCACAAACGGAAAAAGATGCATTGATAGAACAATTAAGAGAAAACCTTGAGGAATTGAGTAGAATAAAAATGATGGAAAATAAAAAAAATGAGGCAGACCATCAGCAAGATATGTTAAAAAAAGTTCCATTAAAATTATATATAGGATAATATGCCAAAGTTTTTAGTAGGTAATGATATTAATTTTATTAGAAATGTTGCCAGAGAATTAGTTGATACTGTGGTGGAAAATGTTTGTGTATTGTATAAAATAAATTTAGATGATACAAAGGTAAATATTTATGGTGAAGCACTGAATAAGACATGGCATCCAGGTGTAGAATTATATGTGTTGATTAATAAAGAAGGACAATCGGCCACATATGAGGGATTTGGTGCAGATACAAATCAAAATATTGAATTTAGATTTGATAGAGAACTTTGTAGAGAAAGAAATGCATATCCTGAAATAGGTGATATAATTTATTTTGATGATTCGTATTATGAAATTGATAATACAACAGAAGTACAATATTTGGGTGGATTGCCAGGAACAGAAACAGAAAAAAGAAATATGAGTATAATATGTTCAACTTTTATGGTTTCTAAATCTAATCTTAATATAGAAGAAAGAATAAATTAATTATAATGTCAACAAATCCTTTAAAACAAGATTTAAATAGAGGTAGGGAGATAAAATCGGAACAAACCGATATCAAAAAAAGTATAACCCTTTTTGATATTGATTATGCAATGATGTCTTATTTAGAAGATACGGTTTTACCTACTTTAAAAGATTCAAAAGGGGCATCTATAAAAATACCAGTAATTTACGGTAACTCTGAAAGATGGAATGGAGCAAGAAGACAAGGAATATTTAGAGATAGTAAAGGTAAAATACAATTACCAATTCTAATGATTCGTAGAACATCAATTACAAAAGATGATTCAATGCAAATGCCAAATAGGCATATTTCCTATCCCGCAATAACAAAATACTCAAAAGATAATCGTTATGACCGATTTACAGCGTTAGGTAGTGGGGTCAAACCAAAGCAAGAAATATTTAGAATAGCAATGCCTGATTATGTAGAGGTTAATTATGATTGTATGTGTTGGACTTCATTTACAGAACAATTAAATGAAGTTATTGAACAATTAAATTTTGCATCTTCATATTGGGGTGATAAAGAAAAATTTAAATTTAAAACTTCAGTAAGTGAATATACCATAGTTAATGAGGTAGGAGAAGGTACGAATAGAATTAACAGAGTAGAATTTTCACTAAATGTTAAAGCTTACTTATTACCAGAAAAATTCGATGGTGAATTAACAACTAAAAAATCATTATCTACTAAAAGAGTTGTAGTAGCAACAGAAACAGATATTACAAGTGGTACTGGCAGATTGGAGGGATTTTTAACTACACCTTCACCATATTATGACAATAAAGATTTGATTGATTTTCTTTCATTGAATGGTAGTAAAGTTCAAAACCCGGTAGCAAATAATACTATAACATTTAGTAATATAAAATTGATAAATACACCAACATCACTCATCTCAGTTGTTACAAGTGGTATTACAGTCGGTTCATTGGCTTATGATGTAAAAGTATTTATTAATGGTACAAGATATTTTTTTACAACACATTTTACTGTCTCAATAACTAGCAATTCACTTACTTT